GGGTCTCGCTGCGAAGCGGTACGTCGAGGATTGGGTCAGCGGGTTAGAGAACCGGGTCATCATCCAAACGTCGCTTGATGACCGGGGCAAGTTCGGTCGCATCCTCGGGCGCATCCTGAACGATGAGGGCGAGTGCCTGAACGACGAGATGATCAGCCTTGGTCACGCGACTCCGTATGACGGCGGGAAGCGGTGACCGCTGAGGTTGTGACCGCTATCGGCGCGGTTGCTACGGCTGCGGTCGGTGGGTCGTTCACGGTGCTGGCGCATCGGATACGGCGGGAGAACAACGCGACGCACGAGTCGAACCGTCGGGTGTTGGATTCGATTGACCGGCGCACGGAGGCGATGGACGTCAAGTTGGATCGGCATGGTGAGGAGATCGCTGCTCATGCTGCGTGGCATCGTGGCCGGGGTGACGAGGGGGTCTGAAAACGACGGAAGCCCCCGACCGAAGCCGGGGGCTACTCGCCGGGTCGGGGGAGTCGGTTAGCCGACCACCCAGAACTCCTTGGCCTTCTTGTTGGTCTCGGTAGCGAGTTCGGCGGGGGTGCGGGCCACGTCGCGGACGATGTCGTCGTACCGGCGGTTGGCGTTCTGGGTGGGCTTGCGGAGGTAGGCGTCCCGGCCTGCGGCGACCTTGGCGACTGCCTTGTCGAAGGACTCGGTGACCCAGTCGCGGTCGCCGTACTCAGCCTTCATGGCGTCGAGACCGGCGTCGACCTTGGCGACCATGCTGTCCCACTCGCTGTAGTGGTGGACTAGCACCTTGGCGACGTAGGCGTCGCGGCCCATGTTGTAGGCCGTCCGGTGGTAACCGAGCAGGTCGGTTGCTTCCTTGATGCCACCCTCGGTGATGTAGGAGGTGGTGACGTTGGTCTTGCCGATCTTGGTGACGACGGCGGTGCGGTACTGGCCCCGGCTGTGGATGGCGACGATGTCGCCGAGGGCGACAAAGCGGATTGGGGTGGGGTCACCTTCGGGGCGCTCTTTGCCGAGGTTGGTGGTGAGGTAAGGGGTGGTGTTCATGTTGACTGTCTCCTTGGTGGTTGTTTCCATGTCCCAAGTATAACCACAGATTCCCTAGCCGGGGCAAGTCAAACGGGGCGTTTTGGGCAGATTTCTCAGATTTCTCAAATAGGCGATCTAACGGCCTCAAACCCGATTCCGGCCCGGTTACCCGACCCAACCCTCACATCCCCAGACGGTGCCTGTACGCCGGTCTGACGGCCAACCAGAACACCCCGAAGCCAGATACAGGACAAACGAATCACAACCATGTAACCTGCGCCCCGTCCCATTCGGAGGTGACATGCCGAACACGAAGAAACTCGTCGATCTTGAGATCGAAGAAACGTCAGGTGTCGACCACCCGGCGCATCTGTACGAGGGGTGGCTGGTCCGCAAGGACGCTGCCGCCGTCTTGGATGAGGTACTCACCGAGGTACGGGACGAACACGACACCGACCAAGGAGCAGAAACCGTGGACCTTACGGAAACCACGATCGAGGCTCCGGCTGAGGAAGCCGTCGCTGTGGAACCGGAACCGGTCATCGAACCGGCCCCGGTTGCCAAGAGCGACGACTCGGAAATGGTTGCGAAGGAACTGGCTGATCTCCGCAAGGCACTCGACGACGCGACCGCTGAGGCGGCTTCGTTGCGCGAGGAGCGCGAGATGGAGAAGGCCACCGAGCGGGTCTCAGCATGGCGCATCCTTCCGGGTGTCGTCGTTGACGAGTTCGCTCCGGTTCTTCGCTCCCTCCGGGGTGCTGACCCAGAGTCCGCTGCTGTCGTCGAGAGCATTCTCGACGGGTGCGCTGAGGCTCTGTCCGAAGCCGGAATCCTGAAAGAACTGGGCACCGACCTTGACGATTCGTCCACGGACGCTTTCGATCAGATCGAAGCCCTCGCCAAGTCCGCTGTCGAAGCGGGCAGGGCAGGCAACATGCCGGAGGCGATTGGCCTTGTGGCAACCGAGAACCCGGACCTGTATGGCAGGTACCGGTCGGAAGCGGGGGTGTAGGACATGGCGTATGAATCACCCAGCATCAATCTCGGTACCCTGACGGCTGCCGCCGACCTGTCGTCCAAGCAGTACTATTTCGTCAAGTTGGCTTCGGCCACGACGGTGAACGTCTGCTCGGCGATCACGGACTTGCCGATCGGTATTCTTCAGAACAACCCGGAGTCCGGTGAGCAGGCGGTCGTTCAGATCTTCGGCATCTCAAAGGTCGTCGCTGACGGAACGATCACCGCAGGTAGGTGGATGGGCACAAGCGCCGATTCACAGGCTGCGGGGATCACGCCCGGTTCGGACACCACCGTTTACGTCATGGGGCAGGCCATTCAGGCTGCCTCCGCTGGCGAGACGTTCACGATGTTCCTGAATCCGTCGAACTGCCGAGCGGCGTAGGGGGACTGACCAATGCCACAGCCAACTTCACAAGACGTCCATGTAGACGCCATCCTCACAAACATGAGCGTGGCCTACATGCAGGAGGCTTACGCCTTCGTCGCGAGCCGAGCGTTCCCGACCGTCAACGTGCTGAAGCAGACCGACAAGTATTTCACATACTCACAGGCTGACTTCTTCCGCGATCAGGTACAGCGTCGGGCCGACGGCACCGAGTCCGCTGGAACCGGGTACTCACTCAGCACGGCGACTTACGCCTGCGATGTGTACGCGCTCCACAAGGACATCGGTGACCAGACCCGAGCGAACGCTGATTCGCCACTCAACATGGACATGGATGCCACACGGTTCCTGACTCAGCAAATGCTGATCCGTCAGGAAGTCCAGTGGGCTTCTGATGCCTTCACGACCGGCGTTTGGGGCACCGACGCGACACCCAGCCCACTTTGGGATGCTGCATCATCGACCCCGATTGCTGATATCGAGACGGCAAAGAACACCGTCCTGACCAACACCGGCTATGTGCCAAACACAGTGATCATGTCGTACAAGGTGTTCAGCGCCTTGGTCGATAACAGCGACATCATCGACAGGATCAAGTACACCTCGCAGGATTCGGTCACCGAGGATCTCCTCGCTCGACTGTTCGGCGTGGACCGCGTACTGGTCATGGCAGGCACCTACAACACCGCTGCGGAGGGCGCAACAGCGTCGTATTCGCAGATCGGTGACAAGGATGTGCTGGTCTGCTACACGCCGCCGAACCCCGGCCTGATGGTGCCCTCCGCTGGGTACAACATGGTCTGGACTGGCGTGTCGGCGGGACTCGGTGCTGGTGCGGCTATCAGCCGTTACCGGATCGACGAGCGCCGGGCCGACCGGATCGAGATTGAAGCCGCTTTCGACTTCAACATCGTGTCCTCGGCTTTGGGCTACTTCCTGTCCAACTGCACTTCATAGTGTCCGACTAACCTCGACACAAGAACACGGCGCATCGAGCCGGGGGTCGGGTTCGCCCCGGCCTCCGGCTCGACGCAGTTAGGAGCCTCTGGTGACTTGGACCTACTCGGGCGATCCGGCTACGAACGCCCGAGACTCAATCCGGTTCCTTTGCGGGGACACGGACACGAACGATCAACTCCTCAACGACGAGGAGATCGCGTGGGTCAACAATCAACTCACCGGGTCGGATACGGCAACGACGGCTCTTTACAACGCGGCGTACCGGTGCTGCCTTCTGATCGCGTCGAAGTTCTCTCGGCTCGCCGACCAGTCTGTCGGCGACATGAAAGTGTCGATGTCGCAGAAGGCGAAGGCGTATCGGGAGCAGGCAACTGAACTTCTTGAACTTGCCGGGCGTGAGGGCAGCGTCCCAACGCCGTATGCGGGCGGTATCACGATCACCGACAAGGAAATCGACTGGGACAACAGCAACCTTGTGCGCCCCGGTTTCTTCAAGGGGCAGTTCAACGACGACCGTGAGGGCGGCCATCGTCCGCTAAAACCGTTGTGGCCGGGAGCGAACAACTAATGGCTCAGCCGTCGGCACAGTTTATGACGGACCTGAAGGTCAACATGACGCCGGACACGACCGACATTCGTACGACGTCGACGGTCAACAACTACGGCGAGCGGTCGTTCACGGGCAGCGCGACGACGTATGACTGTTACATCCGGCGGGCTAACGAAGCCGAGCGGGACATGGACGAACTGAAGAAGATCGCGTGGGTGGTGTATATCCCGGACTCGTCGTTGACGTTGAACGTCGAGGATCAGATCACGTTGGGTGCCCCGGTGAGTGCGACTCGTCCGCTGGTGAAGGTTGAGACTCGGAAAGACCCGTTGGGTCAGGTCGGTGTCGTTGCGTATGTGGGGAACAAGTGATATGCCGGTCAAGGTCACGGGTATTCGGGAACTGAAGCGTCTGCTGAAAACCGCTGACGTCAAGATCGTCGGTGCGGTCGCTCAGGAGATGAGCCAGATAACCGATGCGATCGCTCAGGAGTCTCGGGGGCTGGTTCCGTTCGACGAGGGCATCCTGTCCGGGTCGCAGGTCGTCACGAAGAAGCCGACCCCGGTCGGGTTCAACGGCAAGGTCGAGTTCGGAGGCCCGGCTGCGCCCTACGCCCTGATTCAGCATGAGAATCTCAAATACTTTCACCCGGCGAAAGCCCGAGGCGGCACCGGCCCCGGCACTCCGGGCGAAACCAAAGGGGCGAAGTATTTAGAGATGCCAGCGAAGAAGCATCAGGCAACGGTCGTCCCCCGTTGTATCGCGGCGATCAAGCGGGTCACCTGATGGGAGTCCTCGACGACGTAGGCACGTTCATGGCTGCGAACGTCACCGACGTCACGCTGACGCTGGGCACCAACCTGTTCCTCGGGCGGCTCCCCGACGACCCGGATACTTGTGTGGCGATCTACGAGACGGCAGGCACCGCCCCTGACGATGTGTTCGGAGGCGACTCGGCCCCGCCGATCGAGAACGCCGGGATCATGTGCCATACACGGGCGACGTCGTATTCGACCTGCCAGTCGTTGGCCGTGGACATTATGAAAACGCTGTCGAAGGTCATCAACGAAACGCTGACGTCGACGGCGTACTACAAGATCAGCGCCACCCAGTCGCCGTTCGCTCTGATGCGAGACGAGCAGGAGCGGATGGTGTTCTCCTGCAACTTCACGGCGGTCAAGGCGCTGTGACATGCCGGACGCCTACGGCGAGGACGCTGCCCGGTTAGTCAGGGAGACGCTGTTCCACGTTCGCTGTAACGGCTGCGACAAGTTGCTTGCTGAGATGGTGTCGACTCCGTACCGGCTGCGGTGCCCCCGGTGTAAGCGGTTGAACCATGCCGGGGTTCCCGGTCAGGTCGGGTCGTCGTCTTTGGCTGAGGAGAACGTCTCGGGGAACTCGAACACCTCGGCTTGAGCAGCAAGCGGGACGGGTACTTCGATGTCAGCGAGGGTCAGCGAGGCTTCGTGTTTGTCGAGGACCATGATTCCGGTGCCGCCGATGAACGGTGTCTCGATGGCCCCCATCGTGGTCAGCACAGCGGGCATAAGTTGTAGCGACTCGTCGTCGCTCCCGTCGGCGACGATGAACGTCAGGCGGCGGTAGATCGTCACAGCCAGTTCTCCTCGTTGAGCGGCGGGCGTCCCAGCGTGTGCCGGATCGCGTCGGCGATGTTGTGGATCATCTCCCGGTCGTCGAGGCCGTCGCAGAACTTCTCTTGGACGTACCGGTCGGTGAGCGTGCCGTGCTTCGCCATGACGTAGGTCCGTCCGATGCCCCGGTCGAACGGACGCCAGACGGTGACGACCACATAGTCATCGGGGCTGCCGCCTCCCATGAAGCCGTCGTGGGGGAGTTCGGAGATGAGTACCGAGTATGACCAGCCGTCACCGGGTTCGTGGTCGTAAGTGTGGGGCATCTGCCCGTTGAGGGCGCTCATCGTTTCACCATGTCGTTGATCGTGTTGAGTATCCGACTAGTCGATTCCAGAACGTAGTCGTTGACGAGCCGTTCGGCTTCGGCCCGGCTGATCTTCTCGTCGCGGGCAACGTCGTCGGCTGCACCGATCGGGCAGCAGCACACCAGTCGGCCTTCGTCGTCGTAACAGATCGCCCGGTGGGTGAGTGGCTTGCTCATCGGACCTCCTCGACTTGGTAGAGGCCGGACCCGGCAGCAGCGACCGCTTCGACCTGCCAGCCGGGGATCGCCTTCTTCGGAACGATCTGCTTCAACTGGAGGTTCGACACCGACTGCGACGAGCCGCCGCGTCCGTCGTCCAGCGAGTGCCGGATGATGCCGTGGTTGTCCATCCACAGCGTGAACACGAACCGCTGCTTGAGTCGGGGATTGCCGAGCCGGAGTTCGATCGGCGTGCCGACCGGCGCATCCAGCGACGGCATTTCGGTGAATCGGTGCGAGATCACTCCGATGGTCCCGGTCATGGTGAGTCCTCCTCGTTGGCCCAATCATACGGTCCGGGTGCGACAGGGCTGCGGCTGTCCCATCGGTCGAGTGCGCCTCGGAGCCAGTAGCCGAAGCCGACGAGGGCGAGCGGGGCGATGATGAACTGCCACAGCGGGTTCGTCATGTAGAGGACGGCGATCATGCTGCGGCCTCGAATAGTTCCCGGTAGCCGACGGAGCCGTCAGGCCCGTTGTACCCGGCGGTGATCTTTCGGATGCCGCACCGGTCGGTGGTTGATCCCCAGCCGGGGTTGACCGGGGTGACGGTGCCGTCGCGGGCGACGTCAATCATGTGGGTGCTGAAATGGTAGACGGACACGGTGCCGTCGGTGTAGTGCGCCTGCCAGTTGCGACCGGAGGCTGAGGCGTCGCCGTGCCGGATGGCGTCGACGACGAGGTTGGTGAGGTTGGATTGCTTCATC